CCAGGTTACCCTTCTCTGTGAGAAGATTAGGGTTGACTACAGCGAGGAGATTATCTCCAAAGCTGTCACCGGATATCTGGAATCTGAAAGAAAGGTTAAGGAACTTGACCGCATTTTGCAGTCAGGAACCCAGGATGACTCACTTCACCTTCTTCGGAAGGTGTTCATCCTGCTCTGGGGCGATGTGCTTAGCAGCACTGAGGCCACCCTGCTAAAGGGTGGTCTCGTCCCCAGACATGGCCCAGGTAAAACTGCCGACCGTTTGGCCGGCAACCAGAAGTGGATGCAATCCACCTGGCCTGAGCGTTTGGACGAGTGGTTCCCTCATCAGGAATTTCTCGTACCAAGCCTCCGATACTGGCGTGAAGCCACGGAGCATGTAACCTTTCTGTCCCGTCGGGCAGAGCTACCTGTGAAGGTAGTTACTGTTCCAAAGACGGTTGGTAAGGCACGGATAATCGCGATGGAGCCTACGGCAATGCAATATTGCCAACAAGCTCTTGACCGTGAACTCCGTAGAAACCTCGATAAGTTTCGTCGTGGTTTCGTATCACTTAACGACCAAACTCCTAATCAGAGAATGGCTCGTCAGGGTTCGCTTAGCGGCGACCTAGCTACGCTCGATTTGAGCGCGGCAAGTGATACCCTTTCCAATCAGCTTGTCATCGAGTTAATGCGTCCATGGCCGCACCTTTCGGGTGCGGTCCAGGCGTGTCGCTCGACTAGAGCTGACGTACAAGGGGAGATTATTCGTCTCTCCAAGTTCGCGTCGATGGGTTCAGCACTTTGTTTCCCGATCGAAACGATGGTGTTTGTTGCACTTAGTGTGGCAGGCACCCTGGTCGATATCGAACAGAGTGGTAACACCTCCATTACTCTAAGGGATGTTGAGTCCCTGATGGGTAGGGTTCGCTCGTACGGTGACGATATTATCGTTCCGTGCGAGCAGGCACCAATGGTGATGCGTTGGCTGGAAGCCTTTGGCTTCACAGTCAACGAGGAAAAATCTTTCTGGACCGGAAGGTTCAGAGAGTCCTGTGGTAAAGAGTATTTTGATGGAACTGATGTCTCCATCGTGCGCGTTCGCGCAATGCTCTCCACCTCACCACGCTCCGCAGATGTGATTTCCACTGTGTCACTTCGTAACCTCCTGTATTTCAGGGGGATGTGGCACTCTGCAAAGTGGCTTGATGCCCAGTTGGGTAAAGGCTTACGCCATTACCCGACCGTGTCATGCACATCTGCACTCCTCGGTCGACATACCATGCTGGACTACGAAATCCAGCGGGTAAACACCGACACGTTCAGCCCAGAAGTTCGGGGATATGCCGCAAAAGCGACAATTCCTCCGAACCCCCTTGAAGGGGTCTGGGCCCTCATGAAGGTGCTGTGCAGGGAAGAAGATCATGACGTAACCTCCTTTTGGGATTTTACGTTGGATCCAATCCTTGCGCCCGACCATTTGTTAATGAGCGGACGTTCTTCAGTCGTTAACACCAAACTGAAGTGGGC